TACCAACTCAGGCATATGTTTTTGCACTCGAAGAAAAGTTAAGTAGATTAGAACAGCAACTAAAAGAACAAGATAAACGTATTAGGAGATTATCAAATGATCAAAAACTGGATAGAAACACGATTGCGGGAGCGGTCAACCGTTGACGGAGTATTAATGGTAGCAGCAGGTGCAGCTATTATTATCTTTTCGCCATTAACAAAACTTATTGCTTATGGTGCTATTGCATACGGAGCATGGACTATTTGGCGCAAAGGTTAAAACTTGCAGCTATCGGATGTAGTTTTACTAATTACATCTGGCCCACATATGCAGATATACTTCAGGCAGATAAGTTTGGCCAAGCTGGTATTGGCAACGAGCGTATCTTTTACATACTACTTCATTTGTATAAAACACAACAGTTACATTGTTATGATGAAATCATTATTCAGTGGACAGGTCCTTTTAGATTTGACTACTTAAAAAAAGATGGTTGGACTCACAATGATGGCAGCATTGCTCATAGTGATGAAAACAAGTATATTTGGAGAAAAATTAAAGAGTGGTACAATGAAGATTTTGAAACTGAAAAAAGTGAAAATTATATTTTAGCAACAAAAGCAATATGTGATAAAATAGGAATAAAGCAATATCACATGTCCATGACTGATTTTGTAGACCATGTAGATTTACCCGAACTAAGTGATAGTTTTAAAGGAAGGTATCAAATACAAAGTGCTAAATGGTCAAAAAATCCATTTAAAGATGGACACCCTGATATTGTTTCTCATATATTGATAGCAGAAAAGGTTGCCGAATATTTAGGAACTAGCATCCATCCTGCTATGATACAAAACTGTAATAAGTTTCATAGACTAATTTTAAAAGGAATGGTATTTGAAGATATAGAAAAGTATTATAACCTATATTTTCCCAATAGGCATATTACTGCTTGCTGACATTTTCCATACTTGCTTTGCACTTACTCCACGCTGTTGTGCGAAACGTTTTGCATCACAGTTTTCACAAACATGGAAATAGTTGTTGCTAAGTCTTTTTGGATCCATATGTCCACGCTCTCTAGCAAACTCTTCATTGCAGTTGTCACAGCGTAGTAGTACCATTGTTTTTTTACGATTGTAGGTGTGCTGTTTACCAAGTTTACTACGGCGCATATGCCACGTATCAATTAAATATTCTTTTAAAAACATAAGTATATTTACCACTGATTTACATTAAGATTATAAAATACAACGATAAATATTAAAAAGGAACACTATGATGAGCATACTAACTTTAACCTCAGCAGCAGAGAAACAAATCGATCTTCTAAGTGAAGAAAACAACTGCTATGGCATTACACTAAACATCAAGGGTGGTGGATGTGCTGGTTTTGAATATGAATGGGGTACAGTAGCTACTCCAGCAGACTTAGCAGCAGACGATGAAGTTGTCAAAACAGCTAACGGGTGTGCGTTTGTTGTTGGAGCTCACAGTTTAATGTTTCTAATAGGAACAGAAGTGGATTATGTAAGAAGTTTAGTTGGTGCTAACTTTGAAATAAACAATCCAAATGCACAGAGTTCATGCGGATGTGGCGTAAGCGTCAACTTCGATATGGATAATTTAGTACCACAGTTTTAAAGGATAAAGAAATGGCAAGACAAGAAGTTGATATTGGTATCGAGGGTAATGACGGCACAGGCGATAGCATCCGTGAAAGTTTCAAAAAAGTAAATACAAACTTTACTGAACTATATGCTGTATTTGGGCTTGGCGGTGCAATATCATTTAAAAATATCGACGATGTTCCTGATTCGTATTTAGGAAATACTACTGCAATAACAGCAGTTAACAGTACAGAAACAGGTTTAAACTTTTATAAGTTTGTTAGTGATACTGGCAACAATGGTTCGGCAAAAGCAGTTAATACAATCAATAACAGTGTTGTTGTTGAGTTTGATGATGTTGATCCTGCTACACCTAATCAAAGTGGTACAGTTAAGATTATTATTAATGATCCACATATTGAACGTGATCCTGATCCAATATTAAACGCTCCTTTAAACTCTCAAGCAGTGGCAGCATATAGTAATGCTATTAATACAAAACTAAGAAATACCGGAGCAGGTGATGATATCAATACACTTGTTACCAACTGGACAACTACGCATACTGGTTCAGCAGCTATTACCACAGACAATGTCATCATCAGTAAAGGTTATGCAGATGATAACTATGTGAATGTAGCCGGTGATACTATGACCGGTGCTTTAAATGTTCCAGCAAGTGCAACCGGAACACAAGTTCCGCAAGTACAAGAAGTGATCACACGAGCAGGCAGTGAAACCAACAGACGTATGTTGGATACTCTTTACCTATCTGATCATCCAAATCCATTAGAAGGGTTTGGCGCACCAAATGGCAAAGATGATTTACAAGCTGTTACAAAACTTTATGTAGACACACAGGGTTATGCTAGTGCAACAAACATTTATGTTTCAACAGCTGGTGACGATGCACAGAAGTCAACACCTTCTGGACAAGAAGGTAGGTCTCCGCAGTATGCATATAAAACGATTAATGCTGCTATGCTTAAAGCAGAATCAATTATTGAAGCTACTCCATTTGAACCTGGTCCATATGTACAACAAGTAACCTATGACAACGGTGCTGTTAATAGTATTATTGATAGTATTACAGGATATACCAGTCCAGCAACCGCAGTAGCAGCTAGTAACTTAGCTGTGTCTAATACAAACTCTATACAAGAGTTTGTACAAGATTACATTGAAGTCAACTTTGCAGACTTAACATACGATATACAACTTTGTAAACGTGATGTACAACTAATGATTAATTCTGTAAGACTTGATGTTAATGCAGGATTAACAGTAAACTATCTATCACGTTGGGCAGGCCTAAGATATAATGCAAACCCAAGTGCAATTAAAGCACAAGTAGATCAAGGAGAAGCTACACGAGCATCGATTGCTGTGGTTAGAGCACAGTTGGTTAGTGCATTTAATGACGCTAATACAGCAGCACCGGGCACAATCGCAGCAAATGTTATTACAGCCTATACAGATCGCTTTAATGAAATCATTGACATTTTATCAGGAACTGATGTAGCACTTGCAGCCACAGGCGCAGGATATACATTTGCATTTACTAATGGTACAAATCCAGCAGTTGACCAAGGTGGCGAAGGCAATCCTGATCTCATTGAAGGTAAAATCATTGTAGGAAAGTTATCGGGCGCAAAAGGTATTATTACAGATTATACTCGTAGCGCAAGTGTTACTACTGATAGCGTAGTAGTTGACCTAGTTGAACCTATTGAGTTTATTGCAGGTGAAGAACTAGAATACGGTAATCGAACACGCAACAACCAAATTACGGTAAGAATCGAAAGTGGCATTTACTATGAACATTTGCCTATCAAGCTACCTGAAAACGTAAGTATTAAAGGTGACGAGTTTAGACGAGTTGTGCTACGTCCAAAGCCTGGTGTATCACAGAGTAAATGGAATCATACATATTTCTATAGAGATATCATAACTGATAGTCTTATATCAGCATATTCACCAGCTGCAACATTAACAAATGTGTCTGCTGCTGATCCGTCACGTGTACTAGGAACATATCAGATAGGAGTAGATGATTGGGGATCTGATGGTTCTGGTGTAAAAGCTACATTCCAAGTTATTGTTTTATCAGGCGGTGCCTGTACTGTAACTATTACAAGTGGCGGCGACGGATTTATTGTCGGCGAAACAATAACTATTAATGACAGTAAGATTGGTGCTGGCAGCGCAGCAGATTTAACATTTGATATTGCAACCACAGGCGGCGGATATCACTTTACACATCCAGTTAGTGGCAAACAAGGAAAATATGGATATCATTATGTTTCTGATCCTAGTAAACTAGCAGATGTAGGAACTGATGCTACAGCTAATCCTGGAAACTTTAAAGATGCTGCAAGACTAATCGAACTCAACAAAGAATATTTGGTAGAAGAAACTATTGAATACGTTGATGCAACATATCCTAGTTTAGTATACAACGAAACTAAGTGTCGTCGAGACACTGGATTGATTGTTGACGGCATTGTAAAAGATTTGCGTGTAGGCGGAAGAGAAAACACTCTTACAAACCAAGGCGCATATTATACAGGCGCAGTTGCAGGGCAAGAAACTGAAACTGCCGCAGCAATAACAAATTTAAAAGCTATTATAACAAATATTTTAGCTAACGATTCGGGCAATGGATATTCAGGAACAGGCAGTGTTGCTCAAATATTTGATGTAGATTATACAGCAGAAACCGAATCAAACACACAAGCTAATGCATTAGTTGATTGTGTTGCATATTTTAATAATGTAAACTACAACCCTCCATTAAACAACAGTGAAATGGATGTGCTACTATGTAACGATGGTACTATTGTAAGAAACATTACGGTACAAAGACAAGGCGGATTTATGATGGTGCTTGACCCAGAAGGTCAAATACTAACACGTTCTCCTTATTGCCAAACAGGTTCGAGTTTTGCACAGTCTAAAGGCACAAATAGAAACTTTGCAGGCGGATTGTTTGTTGATGGATATGCAGGTAACATGCCTGCAACTATTGATACTGTAAATAATGCATTTAGTATTAGCGTAAGCTCACCAACTGATCAAGGTCTATTTGTAAGAAGACCACCGACACCGTTTCCATTCTTTATTAATGGCGACAGATATCAAGTTAATACAATCTCTGCATATGACAAGGCTGCCGGAACTGCTACATTTATTTTAGATGAAACCAGTAACCCTAGTGATAGTACATCACGAGATATTGATGATATTTCACAAGCAGCAACCGCTGTGATGCGCACAACTATTGCTCATCCGTATTCAGATGCTGATCGTGTTACAATCAGTAATGTTAATGGCATGACTCAAATAAACAGTGCTACATTGTATGTTAAGACAACAATCAATCCAAATGAAGTTGAACTATATACTGATGCAGGCTTAACAGCAGGTTATAATACAAGTGCATTTAGTGCATACACCGGCAGCGGACTTGCTCAAACATTTGTAGTTGGACGTGGATATACTGGAAGTACTGGTGTTGATATATTTGTACAAAGTGGTGGTAACAGAAGTATGTTAGCAAACGACTTTACACAAATCAACGATTTAGGTTTTGGTGCATTATGTGTTAACAACGCACTAGCAGAACTTGTTAGTATGTTTACATATTATTGCCATACTGGTTATCTTGCACTAGACGGATCGCAGATTAGAAGTTTAGGTGGTAACAACAGTTACGGTATCTACGGACTAGTTTCTGCAGGTGCCGATCCTGATGAAGTTGCTACAGATGTTACACTAGGTGCTAATATGGTATTCCCTGGCAAAACATTTAGAGCAGATGGATATTTAGATTTTTCTGCTGCTGTTCCATCAACAGGTAATGTTAGTGCAGGACAAACACTTACACAAGGTTTGATTAATGCTACTATTACTGCTGTTACACAAGCAAGTCCGGCGTTAGTTACTGCAACCGGACACGGACTGACTGATGCAGATTTAGTTACTATAGCTGATGTTGTTGGTATGACTGAACTAAACGGCTTGCAGTTTTATGTAAATGTGCAAGATGTTAATACATTTACATTGTATACTGATGCTGGACTTAGTAGTGCATATGATTCGTCAACCAATACTGCATATAGTAGTGGTGGTACAGCAACAAGAGCAGCAAATGCAACAGGTATCTTAAGTTTTACAGGCGAAGAAGATGGTGGTGGTGATCCTACTAGATTGTATGTGCATACTACAACAGGGACATTCAACACAACAGGAACTATTACTTCGCCTACAAGTACAAATGTTGGCATTCCAGCAACAGTTACAACACTAGATAACGATGCACCAGAAGACTCGTTGTTTATGTATGTATATGATTTAGAAGAATATCCTCATAACGTAAGTGAAGTTGAAATCCTACACAATACTGGATTATATCAACCATACGAAATAACCAATGCTAGTGATGCTAGTTTTACATTAAGTAGTTATGAGATTGATACAAGTAGTGCAGCAGGTCTTACTGGTACATATACTGCGGATACTGCTATTTTTAGAGTTAAGAAAACACGCAGCGACAACTATAGTGTTGATATTACAGGCGGCGGATCAGGCGCAGGCGCAGCAGGCGAAACAATCATTATTCCAGGTACATTACTTGGTGGTGCTACACCTGCTAACGATGCTACTATTACAACAACAGATGTTAACGGTGGAGTAATAGGTGCAGTTAGTGTAACAGGTACTCCTAGATTTGACGACAGTGCTCCTGTACGTGATGGTAAAGTATGGAAGTTGAACTTTGGTACTGGACTTGAAGGAACAGCATCAAATGGTTTACAAGAAGATACTGATCACGATACTAAACTTGTGATACGACATAAACAAAACTTCTTGCTTGATGATTTTGGTACAGAAGAATTGCCAACTCGTCCAAGTACAGCATTTACTTTCACTCAAGATACTACAGATTATGTGTATCGTACTATTCTATTCGGCAATCAAATCACAGACGGAGTAACTACAGCGGCTAACCAGCGTATGGTAACATTTGATAGTAACTTTAGATACACTGATTTAAGTGTTAATCAAAGTATAATAACTGCTACCGAAAGCTTCTTTGATGCAAATAGTACTGTAAATGCAAACTATACTGATATTGTATCAGCAGCTACACCAAGTGCAACTGTTACAATGGGTGCTACTGCTGCAACTACAAGCACAGACGGTAGTAGGTTTATTGTAATAGGTCAACTAGATGCAACTGAAAGAACACGACTAGCAAATGCCGATATGATATTTACATGGGGCGGCAAAACTTATCAAATAGATGCATATGCAGAATATGCATACACAGGCGGTAGTGGCACAGCTCAAGTTGCTGTAGTACAGATTTCTGATGTTGCAAATACAGATATTCATTGGCCAGCACTAAATGCCGGACTTGCTAAAACACTAGTTAACGGCGGCGGCATAACACTAAAAGTAGGATTGTCATCCGGAGAAGCAGCAGAGATTACTGTTAACATCAGTACCAACAGAGCAACAGGACACGATATGCTGGACATTGGTACTGGCGGGTTCAATACTAGTAACTATCCAGAACGTATTTACGGTTCACCGTTTGGATTTAGTCCTGTTTCATCAGGCGATGCTATTGACAGTACTGGTAATGCAAGTGCAGCACAAGTACAAGAACGTAATAAAGGTAGAGTATTTGCTACACTTACTGACCAAGATGGTTTCTTCCGTGTTGGTAGATTCTTTACAGTTGACCAAGGTACTGGCAGTGTTACATTTAATGCTGCTCTTGTGCTTACAAACATTGATGGTATTGGATTTAAACGTGGTGTGCGTGTTAACGAGTTTAGCAACGATGATACGTTTACTGATGCTAAAGGCGATGCAGTACCAACACAAACAGCAACAGAAGGCTATATTGATCAACGTTTAGGCTTTGATAGAGATGGCGCTACAGGCGGTACAGTTATCGGTCCAGGCGTAATGAGTTTAGGTGGTCCAGGGTTTAGTCAAACTATTATGAACAGTGACATGAACTTAGGAAGTAATCGCATTACTAACTTAGGAACACCAACTGCTTCAAGTGATGCTACAACAAAACAATATGTTGATCAAAAAACAGATCAACTAAATGATATTGGCGATGTAACTATTACAGGAACAGGCGCTCCTATCACTAGCAACATTTTAGCATTTGTAGGAACTAATCAACAAAGTGTAAATGTTGAAGTAATTGGCGATATTGGACTTACATATACATCAGGCAATAGTATTACAGCAAATATTAATAGTGGTGTTATTGTTGACAACGATGTTAATGCTAGTGCTGCAATCGCACAAAGTAAACTAGCACTTGATGATGCTACAGCAGCAGCTACATCCGGTGCAGCTACTAAAGGTATTGCAAGTTTTGATAATGCAAACTTTGAAACTACAACTGGATTTGTTGGCATTAAAGCAGGTGGTGTTTCAAACGCCGAACTAGCAAACAGTAGTATTACAGTTGGTTCAACAAGTATTGCACTTGGAGCATCGTCAACAAGTTTAGCAGGATTAACTGGCTTAACATTTACAAGCGGAACTATTACCGGCACTGTTGGCATAAACATCACTGGCAGTATTACACACACTGGTAACATAGTTGGTCCAGCAAACAGTGGCTCCGACAACGGTGTAAGCATTGGTAGTAACACAAACAGATACAACACAGTTTGGGCAACAACATTTAATGGTGAAGCAACTGCTGCACTATATGCTGACCTTGCAGAAAACTATTTAGGCGATGCAGCATATGCGCCAGGAACAGTACTAGTATTTGGCGGTGATGAAGAAGTTACTGCGTGTACTACAAAAGGTGATACTAGAGCAGCTGGTGTTGTAACAACTAATCCAGCACACTTGATGAACAGTGCATTACAAGGCGAACACGTTGTAGGTTTAGCATTGCAAGGTAGAGTACCGTGTAATGTTATTGGTAAAGTAAGCAAAGGCGATATGCTCGTTACAAGTGCAGTTGCCGGTTATGCCATTGTTAACAACACACCAGGTGTTGGCCAAGTTATTGGTAAAGCAGTTGGAACAAAAGAAGACAGCGAACGTGGTGTTGTTGAAGTAGTGGTAGGGAGAGTGTAATGGCACAAAAAACAATAAATGTAGGATCGGCTGCAAATAGTGGAGGGGGAGATCCCCTCCGTAACGCTATGATAAAAATCAATGAAAACTTTACAGAATTATATGCAAATATAGTTGCTCTTGAAGATGGACAAGTTGATACTGATATTAAAGGCAGCGTATTTGCTGATGACAGCACATTACTAGTAGATAGTGTTAACGGAACTATATCAGCTGCAAATTTAACAGGTACTCTACCAGCACTAGATGGTAGTGCATTGACAGGAATTACATCAACTTCGTTAGGTGGACAGGCTGCAAGTTATTATTTAGACTTTGCTAATTTTACTAATACTCCAACAACAATAGCAGGATATGGTATTACTGATGCATTTGATGGAGCATTTGCTTCACTTACAAGTAAACCAACCACACTAGCAGGTTATGGCATTACTGATGCATTAGCATTGGGTACAACTAGTACAACTGCTCTTGCAGGTGATACTACTTTTAGTTTTGCAGATATAACAAGCAAACCAACTACACTAGCAGGTTATGGAATTTCAGATGCACAAGACGCATTAGTTAGTGGAACAAGTATTAAAACTATTAACGGTGAAAGTCTTTTAGGTTCAGGCAACATTGCAATCAGTAGCGGAGGATCCGCATTTACAAATATTGGCATAGGTGCAGATGATTCTACTATTAGAAATATCAGCGAAGGTGAAAGTTTCCTAATACTTGGAGGCACAGGTATAACAACAGCAAGTGATGCAGAAGGCAATATCACTATTACAGGCGTTGCACAGGATTTTACATTTTCAAGTTTAACAGGAACACCAACTACGATAGCAGGATATGGTATTACAGATGCACTTACAGCAGGAGGTGCTTTAACTGGTAGCAGTTTAGAAGCAGAGGCAGTAGGAGCCGGTGTTGCTGATGGTAATGACTTGGCTATCACAGGCGGTGATGCTACAGAAGTAAACAGTACAGGCGGTGATGCTAACATCACAGGTGGTAGTGGAGCACTTACATCAGGTAATGTAAACATTGGAGCAACACAAACAGTATTGGTAACAATTGGTAGTGGCTCTAACAATGTTGATTTTCCAAATGGAACAACAGTAGACTTTACAGGTGCAACAGTTACAGGATTAAGTGTTTCAGGATTACAAAGCAGAGGCAGTGTCACAGGCACAACTGGTAGTTTGGCAGATGCTGCTGAAGCAGACTTAGACATCACAGGATTCAAATCATACGCACTACTAACTATCACAACAGACAGAGCCGCAAGAGTAAGATTGTATGTGACTGCTGCAACAAGAACAGCAGATGCTTCAAGAGCAGAAGGTGTTGATCCTACATCAGACGCAGGACTAATAGCAGAAGTTATCACAACTGGAGCAGAAACAGTAATTATTAGTCCGGGCGCTTACGGATTCAACTTAGAAAGTTCACCAACAACAACTATACCTTGTAGGGTTACAAACAAAAGCGGTGGCACAAGCACAGTGCAGGTATCTCTAAACTTAGTACAACTGGAGGCGTAACATGGAGTTATTCCAAGTAACACTAAAACGTGGTGTAGACATTAACGCATTCTACGAGGATATGGAAACACCAGGTGGTGCTATAACTATCCCAGATAGAAAAGTAGAGTGTAACGATAGACGACCAACTTCAAGAACCACAGGCTATATGCTGACCTTGGAAGAAGCACAAGAAGTAAGTTATGACGACAGAGTAGAAGTAGTTGTTCCACAGAGTGTGTTGGACAGACAGACCGAAGTCGAATACGCTACATACACAGGTAGATTTACCAAAAGCAATAGTCCAACTGGATCAACTTTTACAAAAGCTAACGGTAGTACCGGAGTCACATTTACCAACAATGATCACTTCAACTGGGGAATACTAAGACACATTGAAAGCACCAACAGATCAGGTTGGGGCGGCGATGCTGGGAGTTCATCTGATAGGCGTGTTGATGACACTGTGACATATACAGCAAGTGGCAAGAATGTAGATATCATCATTGTAGAGAACTACACTTGTAGTGATCACGCAGAATATTCAAGCAGATTAGTAGATTATAATTGGGGACAACACTACAACACAATAACAGGTGGCACAAACTACACCTACAGCAACGCAGATGCTCGTGACAACTATAATCAAGAAGATAACCATCCAACAGCAAGTGCCTCCTATGCGGCAGGTGAAAGATTTGGACTTGCTAAAGACGCCAATGTATATATGTTTGATGGGACCTACGAGCAAAGCAAATCAGGTGGTGGTAGCACTAACAGAACCTTTGCCTACATTAGAGAATTTCACGCAAACAAATCAATCAACCCAGCAACAGGTAGAAAGAATCCTACCATTGTAAATTTAAGTTTGGGATCAGTCAACATCTATTCAGGTGCCAGTGTAGCACACTTCCAAGGTACAACATTAGACAAAGGCAACGGCAGTACCTTCCTTACTGATGCTGAACTGTTGGCTCGTGGGGTGTACAAGAATACTGGTAAAGCGTGGACTAATTTTACCAGCAATACCAACTTCCAAGTAAACAGTTCTGCACCTAACAGTGATTTGGTAGATGCCATAGCAGAAGGCATTATTGTGGTCTCTGCGTCTGGCAACGATAACGCTTACACTGATGTATCAGGTGGTGACAACTGGGACAACTATATGGTTGATGGCGCCGCATATGCGAATAGGAACTACTTCTTCAATGGCTACTATCCATTCAGAGATTATTATCATCGTGGCGACAACTACTCATTCAACGGAGCAATAAACGTAGGCGCTCTAAGCAACCGCATAGATCAAGGTAAATCAGACTTCAGCAACTGGGGTCCGGGCATAGATGTATATGCCGCTGGAGAGAATGTAATGGGTGCTATGATGAAAGATGAAATTGCCTACGGTAATCCCTATTACGGACAGGAAAGCAATACACCAAAATGGGATACAATGGGTTCGCAAAACGGCACAAGTTACGCCTCACCTTTTATAGCAGGTTTGCTGGCTTGTTTAGCAGAAGTATATCCCACACTCACACAAGCACAAGCAAGAACATATTTACAAAACAATGCTGTCACAGGATTGATGCCTGACACAGGGGACACCAGCACAGCCTGGTCACCAACAGAAGTAAGTGGATCTACAGCAGTTTGGGTAGATGCGTCAGACACATCAAGTTATACACTGAGTGGATCAAATGTCACAGCAGTTACAGACAAGACTGGAACTTTTACATTTGATATAACTGGAACTCCTGACGTTAGCACAACACTAGACAGCAAAAACGTTTTTACATTTAGCAGTAGTGAATCAATAGAAAGTTCAAACGAAGCCGCACAAACAGATGCACTTGGTAATCATTGGGCAATAGGATTAATGCAGTGGAATACACGCAATGACTCACAGGATAGTTTCTGGAGCGTAGAAAACAATAGCGGATCTGTATTCAGCAAAAGAGACTATGCTATCAGTGCTGGTGCCAGCGGCTTTGATGGTGAGTTAGATTTGGATGGACTGGTTTCAGGTAGGATCTCATCTACTATAGGAAACAAACAGGATTTTGATTCAGGCATAGCACAAAACACTTGGGTTATAATAGTTGCTATATTCAACAAGACAGGCAATCAAATTGCCGTAAGGGTAAATGGCGCTGATAAATTTACACCTGTGAATGACTATGATAACGCACTAAATCAAAATATGGACATTAGATTTTTTAAAAATAGAGCCAACGAACGTATGGGCGGCATGATGGCTGAGTTCATAAGTTTTGCTGGTATGCCAGGACTTGGTGGCACAGATGTAAGTGAAGTAGAACGTATGGAAGGATACCTTGCTCACAAGTGGGCACAAGAAGGAAGTTTGCCTGCAGATCATCCATACAAAAGCAGTGCGCCAGCAACGGATGTTTTAAGCACTGACACTTCTACAAAAGTTACACTTGACGGTAGCAATATTGATAGAATAGCACTGTGGAAGAATCACAGAGCAACGTCAGGTAATATGGCGTTCAACACATACAACAAAGACGTAAACACCCGTCCTACAAGTGGATTAATGTATCCCCGTGTAAGAACTCGCAGGCGCGGGTAAAGATAAATATGTATAACAATACAAGGATACGAGAATGGCAAATAGATTTCCACTAGTAGTAGACACAGACGACGGTAATAGACTAAAAGAAATACCAAGCGGTGATAGCTTAGATTTCTCAAGTGTAGGTATTGCCAACCTAACTAGTTTAAGTGTAAGCGGGTCATTGAGCAGTAGTACAATGGCTACTACAGGTAATGTGTCGGTAGGCGGTACATTAAATGTTACTGGTGCTAGTACAATAACCACATTGTCAGCAACTACAATGACTGCAACCTCGCTAACACTTAATGGAAATCTTGTTGTTCCGCAAATACAAAGTGATTGGAACGAATCAGATACAAACAGTGCTGCATTTATTCTCAACAAACCTGTATTGAATCAAATCGATAACCTTGATGATATTGGCGATGTTAATGTTGCTGATGCTATTCTAAATGATGTACTAACATATGACGGATTTACTTGGCAAGCATCTCCATCGGCAGGAGGTATTGACTTAACTGATTTTAGTGTTGTAACCAACCCAGCAAGTGGACAAGGTAGTTTGCAATATAACAATGCCGGTGTATTTACATTTACTCCAGCAAATGCACTAACAGCAGGTTCAAATATCAGTTTGCTAACCAACGACAGTGAATTTACAACCATTGCAGAGATTAATACAAACAACTATTTACAACAAGGCGATGTTATTGGCAGTGGTAGAATTACAGCAACGGCAGCGTCTGGACAAGTTACATTGACATTTGATGCTACAGGGTTGTTGACGCTTGAAACTGATACATTAGCAACTGTTACATCACGTGGTGCAACTACTACAACTGCATTAGAAGCTGATGCATTTAATCAAGCACCTACAAGTACAAGCACTAACACACTAAAAGATGTAAGTATAGAAACACTTGATATTTTAACAAGTATTACAAGTACAGCAGCCAACTTTAGTACAGGCGGCAATATAAGTGCAACCACAGGTACTGTTACTGGAAATACAGTAACAGCTTCAAGTACATTAAATGCACCAACGGTTGCAGGAGTTGATTTTATAACGAATACTGCTACAATCTCTGTAAATCCAGGAACAAACAATGCCCTCAAAATCGAAAGTGGTAGATTAGAATTACTAGCAATCACATTGCCACCAACTTCGCCATTGCCAGGACAAATATTCTATGATGGCGGAGCGTTCTACGGATATGTAGGTGATAACGGTAGTGGCAGTGCTGGCGCATTAACGTTTCCAGCATTTTACTCAATACTTGGATTACAACTTCCTGCATTTGAAAATGCTGATTTACCATCAGCAGCAGAGGGATCTAATGAAGGAATGATAGCATGGGATCTAACAAACAGTAGTGTTGTAGTATTTAATGGAACAAGTTGGGCAAACGTATAATACTAGTTTCTGATAAATATATAAAACGGAGACTAACATGGCTATTCAAGATATTAATGTAGGATTACTTGCTAACGACGGCACAGGTGATGATTTACGAGAAGCATTTATTAAGGTAAATCAAAACTTTGATGAACTAGACTTACGAGTTGCAGGATTTACAGATATTACTGCTGAGAACATCGGCGATGCTGGTTATGGAGTATTTGCACAAGAAGTTTCAGATACATTTCAGTTTAGAAAACTATTAGTCGATCCATTGTATTCAGATACAATGAGCATACGTATTAGCGATGATGGTAATAATGTTTATTTTGCTAGTGCAACAGGGTATACTAGAATAACAGATGGAACCACAAGTGCTGTTGTATCTCCAACAACTTTTATTACAATCAACGGTACTGGTGCTGCACAAGCAACAGTCGCAGGCGGCGTTGCTCCTAGTATAACAATAGATAGTTTGCTTTCGAGAGAAACTGCTCCTACATTGAGTGCAACACTAGATGCTGATAACAATGCTATTACCAATATTACTTCTCTTAATGATATTACTATGGCAGAACTTGAACAAGCATTTGAATGGGACTTCGGAGACTTGACTCGAAATAGAACTAGTATTATTGATTTTATTTTGAAGGCAATAGATGTTGACTTTGGTACAAATCAAGATGTATTCTCGCCTGCAGATGGCACTGCTGATTTTGGAAATAGTAACGCAACATTTGATGAAGCTTTGTAAGGGGATATAAATGGCATTACCAAGCTGGACTAAAATATCAGGATCAGAACTTGCAAGTATACAAGAAAGAACTGATATTAGCATTGCATTACCGCTAGAAGAAACAAGTGGTATAACAGTTACAGTAATATCAGGAGCATTGCCGACTGGCCTTCGTATTAATGATTATCGTATAAAAGGTGTTGCAGTTGAAGTTAGTAAAACTACAGAGTTTGAGTTTGTTCTAAGAGCAAGCAATGCTGAAGGAATAGCTGACAGAACTTATAAAATTGTAGTCGAAGGAGCTGATGCTCCTGTGTGGCAAACACCCGAAGGTGAACTAGGATTAACTAGAAGTTTTAGAAATCAATACTGGGTTGATACTCTTAATACCAAGTGGGGAATATATGAATCAAATGCCGGTAGCAGTTGGTTAGCTGTTGATGTTGATGTGTACGAAACTATTCCAAGTAGACAAACCGGCAATAGTGGCGACTATGCTTATGTAAGCAGTTTAAAACAGTTTTGGTATAAAGTTGATACACGCTGGTATAGAATAAACACAACACAAATACAAGGTATACTCGGTAATGACAAAACACTTGCTATATCAAGTACTGTTCCAAATCCAAACATAGATGATTTTTGGTTCAACACCAATAAAAGCAACGACGGATTAAATCTAGTATTGAGATATTGGGACGAAACTGCATTAGTATGGAAACCATTAGACTATGTTGTAAGTAAAACTCCGCCTATATCACCCTTCGAAGATCAGATATGGGTGCATATTTTTGATGACACATTTGATTTTGAAATAAAAGTTTATAATGATAGCGAAAATATTTGGGAAATAGTTG